AGTAAAGTTATTGTAAAGTCTTAAATATTTAGCATGTAATTTTGGGATTGCTAGAGAGTCATGATCTAATTTTTCATCATCTAGTTGTGAGTCTTTCTCCCACATGTCATTCAAAGTTTCTAGATTCATACTTTATCTTGGTCTTTATCAGTGATCTCGTATATAGTATAGCGGAAATTGACCTCTGCTGTAAAGTAGTTGATGTCAGTTGCTGACGCATCAAACTCCAGTGTTGTCAATGATGTTGGGAATATATTATAAAAATTTATCGTCGCGATACTATTGTAGTTACTGTTGAGAACTAATAGTCTTGCATCACTCATAGTCTTCATAAACTGTGAGGATCTACCTTTCTCATCAACAGTAGCAATATACTTATTAAAAGTTGCTTGTTCTTTTGGATTGGTCAGACCTTTCAACCACTTGTATATCTCAAAGTAGTTGTCCATGTCTTCGTTGACTAAGAACCTCAGATTCAAATCACCAAAGGTCATCTTGTCGCCAGGCACAGAATAGTCCTTAACTGGTGTAGGAATTTCCCTTACACCAATCTCAACTTGTGGTATCTGTGCAGATTGACAGAAGTAATCTACGTTAGGTGTCCTACCAATAATAAACTTAAACCCTACAGGAGAGAGAAAGTTTTTATTCTTAGGAGAAAATAAGGTTCCGTCGTATGCCATTAGCAGTTTTTATTTAAGTCTTCAGCCATGTTGCCACCTATGTTAGCACCTTGGTCACCACCAAACATAGCCACCCAGCCAGCAGCAACCCAACCAACAAAGGGGATACTACTAAGAGTAGGAGCAGCACTAGCACCAATGCTTGTCCCCACGAGTCTCCCAGTCCCTTTTGCACTTCCGATTGCTTCGATACATGCTTCGCTTTTTCGGGCAGAATTTATCTCATCTACCTGTGCTTGCGTCAAACCTGGTTTTTGATCTAACCAAGATCTAGTATTAGAAACAGCACCACCTTGATTGATTGCACCATCCATAAAGTATTCTTCAGCGACCTTAGTTGTTTCTGTTGCTAGTCCTAGGAAACCACCTTTCTCCTTAATGTCTTTAGTGATGTAGGCAGTCTTGGGATCGTTTGCAGTATAACTGATCTTGTATCCCTCTTTGTCTGCTTGCACTACGTATGAAGTATAAGGACCTACAGGTATGTCTAGGTCAGGCAATTTATCGCCCTTTCTGTTGGCAACCATGCCAATCATACCAATATGCGATACACCTATTACTACTCCTATTGTAGCAGCAAACCATTTTATCGGTGTCATGATAAAAGATTATATCTGTTTATATTTAGACACAAAAAAAGAGGGTGGTTAAACCCTCGTGATGACAAAGGAAAAAGGTTTCATTGCTCTTCCCCCGAACTCTATATAATTATTTACCAAAAAATTTATACCTAGTCGGTCATTTGCTTAACAAAAAGAAATGCCTAGTCCCATTTTATTTTCCAAGTCTTAATCTTAAATGGATCTAGAACAACCCACTTAGCATAATGAATACCACGATAACACAGCATAGCAAAGACCCTCTCTGGATTATGTTTTTCTGGATCATACTCTGGAACTTCGTATTCGTCCCATGTGAATTCTAACTTCATTGTCTTTACCTCCTGTAACATTATTTATTGTTAGGAGTTCTTGACATGAAAAAAACCTCGGAGAGGCGAAGGATAGCATCACGAGGTTTAAAAATAAAGAGGGTGGTTGGAGTCCTGTATACCAACAAATAACGGGCATTACTACAGAAGTAAAATACGTTATTGCCTGAGACCCGATTGGTTGATCGGTTCTGCATCGCTGCAGCAGCACCACCTGTGTCTCATCACCTTAACTAGCGGTTGCCAGTAAGTTTGTTCAGTCACACCCATGTTGCGTCCAACAAATATATTATAGCATAAAAAAAGAGGGTGTCAAGCACCCTCCAGAAAAAATATGTAATTGAGATTACATTAGGTTTGCAACTCTTACTCTTCTGTAGTAAGCGTTGGAGTTCAAGTTTCCAGCTGCCTGTGGATCTGAATCAGATAGAGCAGCAAGTCCCTTAGCAAATGGGTTAAGAACCATTCCGTAACGAGTCTTAAACCCGATACGTGGTTGGAATGTATCCTGACCGATTGCTCTGTACATTTGTAGAGGAACATATGGGCAGTAGAATAATCCTGCATCATATGCATTAGTACCTTTGTAACCTACAACATAGTACTGACTGTCAGATACGTTTGCTGAATATGGGTCGATGTAGACCTTGAAACGTCCGTTAAGTGTTCCAACGAATGTGTTTCCTGTGTCGTCGATCTCTCCAAGTCCACCAACTGCACCACCGATTCCTGAGTCGTAGTCAAGAACACCACTCATAGCAAGAGCAGAAGCTACATCAGCAGATGTGATGATGATGTTACCCTTCCCTCTACGAGTTTCCTGTGCGATTGCGTTGGCGTCTCTTTCAATCTGGAATAATAGTCCTTTGAACTTTTCAACTGACCATCTACCATTTGAGTCAACGTCAAGGTCGAATACACCCGCGTTAGCAACGTTAGCCTGTGCACCAGGTTTTGCACCTCTGTATACAGTTCTAACAACTTCTCTGTTGATTTCAGCAAGGATCTCTGTTGAGAGAATGTTTGCCAACTCAGACTCGGCATCTAATCCGTGGATTGCTTTCAAGTCTTGAGCAAGTTCAACTGAGTAGTCTGCTCTTAGTGCTCTACCTTTAGCTTCAACAGCGATCTTGTCTATGCTGAATGCCATCTCCATGAAGGCAGTAGATGCACCGTCTCCAAGTGCTTCTTGCTCTGATGTTGAGAACTTAGAAGATGCTAGGTCATAGTTACCTTCAGTTGTTCCACCACCAGTTGCATCGTTGATAAGTGCAGGGTTCTTCTCTGTAGTTGCTGTTGGAGGTGTTGCTCCGTCAGTTCCTGAGAATTGTGCATCTGGCTCATCGAAGAATGCTTCGTTTCCAGACTGGTTAGTATATCTGGATCTCATTGCAAAGATCAATCCAGTAGGACCTGTCATAGGTTGAACACCTGCGATGTCATAAGCAATAAGCTTAGGCATTGCACGACGAATCAAACTAATAAGGATTGGATCGAAACCTGCAACTGCACCACTATTAGTAGTAGGTGTGTTGATAGGACCAACGTTTGTTGGTGCCTCTGTAAGAACTGCACGCTCTTCAGCTAGTGCACGCTCTTGGTTTTCCAAAAGTATTGCGGTTACCGACTTTCTATAAGGATCTTTAATGTCATTAAGACCTTCATGGTTAAGTACTGGTGCCCACTTCTCTTGGAGATTTTCTGCATTATACATGCGAATTTACACTCCTGTGTGTTTGTTTGGGTTTACAGTAAGTTACAGTCTCTTAGCGAGTTGCTGAACATAAGAAGTCATGCTCTCGCTTACGACTTCACTTTTTTGAGTTGGTTGCTCATCGGAGATCTCTTCCTTTACTTCTGGTTTCTTAGCACCGAAGTAAGACTCCTTAATTTGCTCCAACTTCTCACGATACGACTCTTCGTTCTTGAATTCCACTGCTTCAGCAAGTGAGGTAAATTTATCCTTCTGAACTTCTGCAAGTCCTCTGGATGTTTCAATCAAAATCTCATTTTTACGATAAGCACCTACTGCTTCATGTAATGCAATGTTCTTCTCGACCTGTTCATTAAGTCGGGTCTCCATGTCATCTAATTTCTCATTCATATCTGCTACAACGTCTAGAGCTTCGTCTGGTACGTTGATGTTGCTTTCAATGAACAATTTCTTTAATCCACCCATAAATGCTTCGGTGACTTCAGCACGAAGACCTTGCTCAATAGCAAGTTCGTTCTCAGTCATCCACTCTTCACAAGCATATGAGAGGAAATTCTCTACGCGACCCGCGAATTCTTCCTTGATCTTCTCAAGTTCTTCGCTGATCCTGCTTTCTGCAGTTTCCTTAAGTTTGGCAACTTCCTTAGTTACCTTAGCAGATACTGCAGCTTCAAACACAGTAGTTGCTTTCTTTTGGAATTCTTCGTCTAGGTCAGCACCACTTAGAATTGCTGTGATGTCTTCCTTGACTTCATCTTCGGAGATTGTCTCTCCTTCTTTTGCTACATCATCAAAAATTTGACCACTTAGTGCACCAGGCATACTGGATGAAGCACCACTTGGTTTTGTTTTGATTGTAGAATCTCCTGTTGTACTCACTGGAGCAGCAGCTTTTTTACCTACGTTCTCAGGACCTTCTGGTTTTTCTTTAGTAGAACCACCAACTTCAACAGCACTGTTTGACAGTGGTGAAGGTTGTGGGGGAACTGCACCTTTCTTAATAGCGGTATCGCCAGTTGCAGCATCTTCTTTTACTTCTTCAGGAGCCGCGTTTTCTGCGATCACCTTTTTGAATTTTTCATCAATACTTGACATTTACGTACTCCTTACGGATAAAATTAGATTGCGTTAAGATTTAATAATATTATTTATAAATCATAAACTTCTTAGCAGAGCATTGAACGCGGCAATCTTTCGTTCTGCTAGTTCTTGAGCTGAGGGAGCATTGTCAAGAACGTCCTTGACTGCTTCCAACTGTGCCTCTTTAATCGCACCATCAACTAAACACCACTCCTTACCTTCGTATATACCTTCAACAAAAGCATCAGGTGCGGAAGGATCAGCAACAATGTCTGCTGCTGTGGAGAGAATAAAGTCGTCAGCGACGATTTGTGTGGTTCCTTCTCTTTTGATAGAACCTAATCCACGTGATGACACACCTAGTTGCACACCCTCTTCAAGTAAGTTCTTAGCGATCTTACCCATAGGGGTCTCTAATAATTTTGCCTTACCCATAAAGTTTGTTCCTTCTGGGGTCAACGAAACTATCTTATGTGACACACGATCTAGATTTATTGTAGGACCGTCGGGATGACCTAGTTCACCTAACGCTCTTCCGCGTTTAACGAACTCTTCATTGTACTTTTGTACCTCACGATTCATGGCATCGAACTTATACATTCTGCCATTACGATTGGTGATCTCGGTCTGCAAAAAGACACCTTTAATGTAGGTGGATTTCTGACCGTCTTTTTCTTCGGTTAGAATCTCAACTGGTTCAATTTGTTCCGTGATCAGTTTCATCGGTTTCCTCTTCTGTTTCTACATCGTTACGGTTGATAACGTCTGCTGTTTCCTCTGGTGACGCTTCTCCCTCTGGAGGAAGACCATCATCAGGTACATGTGGAAACATACGATTTGCAACATCTAGTTTGCTCGCATCAACAGATGCTGCAGCTTTTACTTGCAGCATATCTTTGAGTTTTTCTAAGGCATCTGCCCTATCATTATCCCAAAGTAAGTCAACGATTTCTCGTTCTTGTGTAGCCATAATTAATTGTTACCTAACTTTTATTTATTACCGTTCCCATTTTGAGACGCGGAAGTTTTCCGAGGATCCTGTCTACCATTCATTTTTGGAGGAGTATCTCCGTTCTTTGCTGCTGTCTTTTGCTGTGCAATCTGCACATCCTTCATCTCTTGATCCTTCGGTATATTTTCTATGTCCGCGTTTATTGTATCCTGATCCAATTGTGTCTGAGTTGTAGGATCAACTGCTCTTCCATTTTCAATATCATCTGCCATCTGAATATCCATCTCATCTATCTGTGTCTCAGTTTGACCTAAGATCTCAGAACGTATGTATTGAGTAGAGAAATACTTACCAACATAAGGATCCATAGCAGCGATGACGTTGAGTTTCTCAGTCATCATTTCAAGATTCTTAAGTTCTGTAAAGTGATTGTCATAAAGATAGTCATATTGAATATGCTCCTTCATGTCATCCCAGTCTTCTGGGGTAATTACACTCTTAAGTATTAGTTGTGTCTTGAGGGTGTCATGGAATATGTCACTAAACTTCTTGCGGAGTTTTCCTACAAACTTAGTGAACTTTAATTCGTCTCTGGTAATCTCTGCGGATCTGCCAAGATCAAATGATGTGCCACTTTCTAATCTTCCTGCAGGAACATTTAATGCCTTATAAAGTTTGGTCTGGAAGTATTGGACGTCCGTAAGTTCTCCAAGATTTTGTCCACCTGGCAACGTAGTAATTTCAGTTCCTCTACCGCCCTCTCTTCTGGGTAACCAAAAGTCTTCGAGCATCGACATGTATTTTCTGTCATCTCTTACCTCTCCTGTTTGTGCATCGTAAACTAATTTGTTTCTGTAGCGACCCATAACCTCACGGAGGTATGTTTCCGCTTTTTGTTTTGGTAGATTACCTACGTCAATGTAGAATATTCTACGTTCTGGTGCTCTTGATATTCTGTAGATAACAAGAGAGTCCTCAATCATACGTAACTGGTTGAGAACTTTGATACCTTTATGCAAGTATGACAATACGATATTTCTATTCGTATCCATAATACCTGATGTGCAATATGTGATTGCGTCTTTTGCAATTCTGATTCCGCTATTTGCAGATGTATTGTTTAAACCTTTTGGATTGTATAGGAAATACTCTTCGCCTTTACCGAAGTCATACTTCATAAACTCGTCTGCAGTTTTTGGTTTTGTTATCTGCCTTACTTTCTTAATCTTATGAGGATCTACGTAACGTAATTCTTTAATACCATCAGCAGGATTATCTAAATCAATAACCTTATGATAATACAAACGCCCATCAATGTACCATCTGCGGAACATCTCATGAGCTTTACTATCGAATCCGAATAAGTTTTTAATGTAATCGAATTCGTCTCTGATTATATTTTTTACTGCGTCACTAACTTCTAAGTTATCTAAGTTAATTTGCACAGGACTATCGTTCTGATCAGCAACGATTGCCTCATGTATAATATCTTCAATGGCACTGTCCACTTCTGGATGCATCGCCATTGTACGATACTTCTTCACCATGTCATACTCAGTCTTGAAGTTACCGTCTAGGTCAAGATACTGACCATAGTAACCTCCTGCAATATAACTCGTAGCTCCATCGTCAGAAGATGGTTGGATAGGAGACGGAGCACGACTCTTCTCTTGATTCTTCTTAAACGAGAAACCGAATAACTCTGCCATAATAATTGTGGTTTCTTATCCTTACTATTTAGGCGGGTTTCTAAACGAGGGTATCGTTTCCTGCCTGTCCTACGTCTACTGCTTTTGATGTGTGGAATTGATATGCAAACTCAACATCGAATTCTTCGTAAGAATCATTGTTGTCATATGCAACTGATACCTGAGAAACAGATACAGGGAACGCGGAGAATAATTCGTATTGACGAATTACCTTTAAGTTCTGTCCGTCACCATCAAACTTAGTAAGTTGATCGACTTTAATATTCTTAAGAATACCATCAGCGTCACTACTTATTCCTGCAGTTGCAACGTTTGCACCTACACCGTTTGTTAGTTCTATCCATTTTTCGTATGCTGCACGTAACTCAAATGCATCATCCATATAGAATGTTCCAGTCCATGTCTCATAAGTTCTGTCGCCAGGCACTTTAAGTACACGACCTCTGAATGGTAATTCAACAGTTCCTACGTTTGTTGCAGGAAGTGCTGCTGCTTTACACATGTATGTTACTGACTCTTCTGGTTTTCCAGTTCCGTCAATTGTTGGGTCTGATACTCCCTGTGGGAATCCATGTTCTACTGAGAACAGGTTAGGGCGAACCCCGCCCTTGATTGCCGATTGGAAAGTAAGTAAACCTAATCCTTTCTTTGCCATTGTTAAATTGCTCCGTTAGTTATCTGCGAGGGGTTACTTCTTCAAATGATACACCTGTGCGTGTAGCAATGAAGGTTAGTGTGATAAAGTTAATTGAACGTGCAGGCTTGATAAAGAAATCTGCCTTAAATTCGTTCGCGTCGATGACTGCACCAGTGTTATTGGTGTCATCACACACAACTAAGAAGTCTGTAATTCCTCTTTCAGCTTGGATGCCTCTAAGGAATGGTTCAACAACATTCTTAAAGTTGTTACGTGTGAACTCATCATTAAGTTCAAAAAGGACTCCCTTCGCAGCGTTGCCGATAGTCTTCTCTATCACATTGAAAAGACGACGGACATTGATGCGATCAAATGCAGATGGTGAAGCGAGAGCAGTTTTGTCTCCGAAAAGAACAATACCTTGACCAGGTAAACTGGTTACTGGATTGACTCTTTTTTGATACAGTGTATCTCTTTCGGATTTAGTTGGTGAGAATGCTAGTTTTACAGCACCTCTGATTGCACCACGATTCAATCCTGCGGGAGAGAACCATGGAGTACCGTTTGCAGTTACGCTTGCACATAATCCTGCAACGTCTCCGTTAAGAGGAACGTAACGATACTTGTCAGCAAATCTGTCGTAGATGTATTTCCAACCACTATCAAACACACCGAATGATGTTGCTTGCAAGTTCTTATAGAAATCTACCACGTTTTGAGTTTGTGTTGCTGAAGATGTAACTCCAACGACGTCTCCATAGTAAGGGGAGATGAAACCAACAGTATCTTTTCTAGAAGAAGCGATTGATAAAACTGTAGCAGCAATTGCTTGAGAATTTGTTTTACTTCCTGCATCTCCTCCTCCCATAAGTAGGTAATCAATGTCTACAGTTTCAGTATCCCTAAACTCTTCTAAACCTGTTTGAATTTGTCCAGAGGTTGCTACTAATGTTTCAGCACCCTTTACAAAAGTATAACTTCTGTTAGCTGAATCAGATGAGAATAAATCAAATGTAGTTGTGCTTGGATTTCCTTTATTATCTGTGCCACCGAAGTTAGCAAGAGAAGTAATTGCAGCATTTCCACTTACGTCATAAGCATCGTTCTCATGAGAACCCCAATATACATACTGAGATTTATTAAGAACAACTGTAGGATAATAGTTTACAGCACCAGATGCAGTCTTACCATCATTTGCTTTTGACACATATGTGAACTTTTCTAATAGTGTATTTGGTTTACCAGTGATAACTCCTGTTGAATCATATACAACAATATGCATTTCATCATTAGCACCACCACGTTCTGCAACGTAAGGAGAAGTGCCAGGTCTAGGAGCGATTGATGCCCAACTTACACCACTGAATGCAATTTGACTATCATACCATTCTGATACACCACCTTCAGTTACGTTAAGGTCAGTAACACCATTCTCAATGATATCACCACCAGAACCACCAACCCAAACATCAGAAGTAATTAAGGAGACTTTATTGTTGACTGAATCCCAATCGTAGATGAATCCAGACTTTGCACCATTTGGAGATCCAGATGCAGTTTGAACTTGTGTGCCTATAGTTGTTACGGATAATGCACCGTCAAGTGAGAGAGTTACATCAGCACCTTTATCAATAATTGCAACTTTAATAGCATTTGAAGAAACGCCAGGACTTCTTGCTGCCCACTTAAATGGGTTTGATGCAGCGTTAGCATAAGTTGACTCATATACTTCTACTGTTGGAATAGAAAGTGTATAAGGAGATGTTACGTTGTCGTCAGATGCAGTTAGTTGTCCAGTTGTAGATACTCGAACAACATCAAGAACTCCACCGTACTGTAAGAAACTTGCAGCAGTCCACCACTCGTATGCATTACTATCGGTTGGTTCACCGAACTGTTCAATTAGTTGAGATTCCGATGAAATACGAACTGGTTTAAGAACAGGTCCTTTAGAAAAGGCACCCGCTATTCCTCCTACGTTTACTTCAACCGTCTCAATCGACCCGACAGTCAGATCCCTCTCTTGGATCTCAACTCCTGGCGATAGAAGCGTGCTAGCCATGTATTTACTCCTGATGTAATAACAATTTTTGTCTAATATTATTTAGAAAAAGCTTGTTCTTTAGCGATACTCCCAGAGACTTGCCATGTCTCCATACTCATCTAACTTCCATTTCTCTTGGTTTTCTTCATTCATATCAATCCTCCATATGTTACCTTGACTGTCTATTTCTTGTTCTTGCTCTAGTCCATCATCTATAAAACCAAATGGTGCCATGTCTTGTTCAATAGCATTCTTTTGTTCTTCATATATGCGTCTTCTGATGTCCTGATCGGTCATCTCTTTGAAATATTCCTGCTGAACTAACCATGCAAAGATAACTAAACACATTACAAGATCATCATTATATCCTTCATCTGCCTCAAAACTTTGCTTAACCTGTATGAATGTAGTCAACTCTGATACAATGTTGTAATCCTTAACAAGTAACTTGTCATCTTCTATCAGTGTCTTGAGGTTAGAGCATCCTTGTGCTTTGACAGTCTTGCTCATTTTTACACCCATCTGGACTTTGTTACCTGAGAATCCCTGTCCGACTATTTGCCCTGCTCTACCACGCATAGCACACATCAATACATTTTCATATTCTAAATCATAGAATAAACTAGCAGACACTGCTTCTCCTATATCATTTACCTCAGTCAAAACATATGCTTTGTTATAGTTGTTTGCTACATTGTAGATGATGTTTGGGAATAGCATAGGTCTTACATCTTTATCCCTATATTTTGCTACTAGTCTCCAAGGTGCATGCGTAATATCAATTACCACAAACGCAGAGTAATCCTGTGCTAGACCACGAGATACGTCAACACATATAATGTAATCATGATTAGGTATTGGTTGTTCGTATACATCAAGAGATCCATTAGTTGTTACTACGTCATCATAAGTCAGTGTTCTAAGTTTGCTTGCTGTTATCAATGTATCAACAGATCCTAGAAACTCGCACTCAAACTCCTGCGTGAACTGTCGTTCAGATGTATTTGCTATAGTTGTCTCTTTCCACTTCGCATCTCTGCCTGGCACTTTAGACCAGTGAACTTCGTTCCAAGCATATCCATTTCTACCTTTCTGTGCATCCACCCACAACTTATAGAAGTGGTTCATTCCGTTGGGTGTTGAAATAATGATGACTTTTGTGGATGTACCAGAAGTAATAGTAGGATAAACGGAACTAAAGAATTGTTCTGCAATATGGTTAGGTATAAACGCAAACTCATCGAGGAAGATGATGTTGAACGACATACCTCTGACAGCAGATGCTGAAGTAGATGCAGCGAG